TCGTGCTGTTGATTTCTTCTTCAAAAGGATGGGTGACGTTTCTGCTGAAAAGCGAACGCCACTCACTGATTGGGAAGCAATAAATGGAGTTGACGAAATGATACCCATCAACATGAAAACTGCTGGGGGTTTCACGTCTCAATTCATCACGAAAAAGGATCTTTTTGAAAAGGAGCCAGGACAAATTCGGCTTTACGATACTTACCGTTACACTGAACTTGCTCGCACGAAGGTAATCCCGGTCTACGGGGAGACTTTCGTGCAGCATTTAACCACACTCGAACACCAAATCGGACGTGGGAATGCTCTCGAATGCTATTGGGTGTCAACAAACAAAGATGAACTCGTAAAGTCGGAGAAAGCCGTCATTGGCAAGACCCGAGTTTTTGAACAGTCTAGTATAGAGACAACCATACTCATTCGAAAGTATTTCGGACACTTTCTTAATTATTATAAGAGGAACGCAGGATTTCGTTTTCATCATACGATAGGATGCGACAACCAAGCAATCTGGAAGGATTGCTGGGAGGAACTCCAGTCGATGGGAACGAGAGGCTTCGATCTAGACTATAAGAATTACGATGGTACTGTTTGCGAAGGAGCTAAGGACTTTTTCTTGGCAATAACTGACTATTACTATGGAACAGAAGGTAAAGAGCAGCGTCACGCACTTGTGCATCACATTTCTAATGCGATGTGCATAGTGGGTGACTATGTTACTACCACTGTCCAGGGAAATAAGTCAGGTTGCGCCATGACCGATGTTTTTAACTCTATCACAAACACTTGGCTTATCTACGGCACCTATATGATGTCGCGGAAAGCCGCAGGGTTAGATCCTGTTCTTGATCGTTTCGATGCAGATGTCAGACTCCTTACCTACGGAGATGATGTCATAATCGCTGCAACCGATAAATGTTTGGAGTACTTCAACCGAAGTATTTCAATCGATATCGGAAAGTGGCTTGGTTATGACATCACTCCGGCTAATAAGGGAACTGAAATAGCTAAAGACGATGATTTACGAGATCTCACCTTTCTCAAATGCCCATTTGTAGAAAGAGATGGTGTCGTTATGGCTCCTCTTCCTAAACCCGTTATTTGGCGAGAGCTAATATGGGAGCGGAAGGCGAACACTGACGACGACATTGTTCTATCGATGCGCATTGATTGTGCTTTGCGTGCTATGTGTATGCATGGAAGGGAGGCAGCAAACCAGCTGATTTCCAACCTGTCAGAAAATGGCATTAAAGTGCGATTTGACTACGATGACTGGCTGCTGATCCTCGCGGAGAAGCAAAGGACTGGACGGGTTGACAGGCTCACAAAACGGGAACAACCAATTGACACTGCGCAATTTGTACTGCGTTCTGAAAAGAACTACGTGCTTATTAACGCAAGTTATCAAATGGATCCTGGATTAACTCCTGATCACGCTCCAATTCCTCAGTATATGACGAATCAATCTAGCAAGTACAATAACGACGACCACCTCCTGCCTGACCACGAATATGACCGCTGGCGACGTGAAGATGGGCTCATCTACAAAGATGGAAAGCGTTGGTATAAGTACGTTTGGTGGTGTTACAATGCCGGGTGGTACAAATGTACCCCTGACACGTGTAACCACGAACGGCCTTATGGCGACGATTCTGACTATTGGTGTTGGTGAGCTATGGTGAGGGTTTTTCTGCAATTATTTTCACTGTATACGTATTAGGGTAAAACGATCCCTGTCCTACCGTATGGACGAACATCGTATGTAAATCTTTAAGAGTGACATATCTTATCGGTCCCTGCACTTCTGCATCGCGTTGCGACGAGGGAAGTGTATATTACCGTTGATGCAAACTAAGAACACGTGCCAATTGACATTGGCTGCTGCGGCTAAAGTAAGTCGAGCCCATCAATCCAGGTGGGTTTCGTCCTCCGTGTTTTGAAACTTATAGATTCAGCGCTATTCAGCGGTTAGAGCCCGCGCTTAGTGACGTTCCCTCTGGTAACAGGGGGGGCTAGGACCATGTTAATTATCAATATTACTTTTAGGCCCTTATAAAATTAAAATTAGTACAAAAAAAA